CGGGTGTTGACGACGTGCCAGTGAAGGTTTGCTGGAATAGCCTTCCCCGCGTCAGTCCAATAGCCTAGAAGAGTCTCCAGCCCATTCTCCGTGAAAAGGACAAAGACTTCCTTGTTGTTATTCGAAGCCCAGTCTACGAGGGTACCGATAGCATATGTTTTACCAGTTCCCGCCGGACCCTCGAGAAGTACCTTCGGCCCAGGGAGTGTGTGAAGGGCAGTCGTAGTATTTTCCATTTTCAATGTTCCTTATGATAGTGAGAAGTTCGCTGCGAAGGAGAGGTTCTGGCCACAAGTGATAGTCTGTTGACCATTCATGGAAGCCGGGCTTTACTTGATAGGGAGAAAGGGAGAAGCATCCGGGCTCGAAAAGGGTAAGGGCACCATGAGGATTACAGCCGCAGGCACGGTAGACTATTCGCCAGGTATGACTGCCTTCCCTCTTGACAATTCCCCAAATCTTTCCGCATTCTGGACAGAAGTAGGAAAGGTTGCAGGTAGGGAAAGTGGACTGAGGGAGAATTACCTCTCCCAGGACAGTACCGTCCTTGGAATATGTGAGCTTCATGGCAGGACTTCCTCCTCTCGAGTGACCGGATTCCAGCGGCGCTTGGTGAAGTTCACCTCGAGCCAAGGGGAAGGGTCCTTGGCTAGGCAGACTTGCTGGTACTCGCAGCCGCCGTAGTCTGCGCAGGCATGATCAAGGTTCATGTCGAAGTAGCCTTCTTTCCAGCTCTTGATCATCCTCTCAAGGTCCCGATGGACTTGCTCGTACCAGCGATCAATTTGCCACTGAGGGCGGTAGGTGATGGCTTCGGCACTGCCGAAGGATTGCTTTAGGATGCTGACGCCTCGGATAAGGAAGCCATTCAGGGGAATACCGGCCTTTTGGGCGCCCCAACAGTAGCCTGTAAATTGGCTGCGAAGATTCCACTGATCTCCCCACTTGGCCCCGAGTTGGCTAGTGGTCTTATCATCCTCACCGAAGATGCCGCCGGCATAGTTCACGACAGTATCCATCCGGCCACTGTAGAGGAGAGGATTCCCTGTCTCCGGGTGGATGACTTCAAGTGGCTCGATGAAGGAAAACTCAACGCCCCGCTTCCCGGAGGGGAGGGTGATGGGAACCGCCTTGTCCTTGGACAGGGGCCAGACGGAGAAGTAGTACTCCAGGGCTCCGCATGTTCGCTCGAGGGACTTGGCGCTTTCCGGGGGACACTCGAAGTTGCCGTATTCCTCAATTAGCTTCTTCAGTCCAATGGCCTTGGCTTCTTCTTCGGGAAGGCCGTCTTGAAAGAAGGCCACGCGAGCGGCCTCGAGGCCAGAGGCATAGGCTTTTCCAGCGTGAAGGTGGACAGACTGTACCTTGGGCTTGTAGTGATGGAAGTAGGTAAGATTGGCCTTGTGTGGACAGGAACGGAAAGTGGATAGGAGAGTATTGTCGATGACTTCGGGAAAGTGAGTGTTCATGGCATTGTTTATGTAAGTGACTTGAATTCCAATTTAACTGCCCATTCTCCGCAGGACTGTTCCTTCTGAACGACAGGGAANCCGGAGACAGATTGCATTTGCACCTGCATACCGCGGAGGCCCTGGACAGGAACTGGAACAACAGTAGCCTGCGGCGGGTAACGACGGCAGAAAGTCTGGGAAACTTCCTCGTAGAAAAAGCGGCAGTTTTCGCAAGTATTGCTCATCGCCCCAGCTCCGCCAGCAGGTCATCTGCACTAGGAATGACCGCATGGGCCTTGGCCTTCCGGCCAGTTTCACTGGCTCGGAAAGCAGAAATTCGATCTTCTCGAATGATCTTAATTGCCTCTACCATCTCCTCTTTCGTGAGGGTTCCGTCAATGGCTTTTTGCCGCCAAGCGGCGATTTTTGCGAGCAACTCCGGGTTCATTGTGTGATCTCCTTAAGGTAANGCTCCAGGGCTTCCACTACAGCCGGACTTCCACTAATGACATGGGAGCCGGGAGGAGTGCCGAGGTAGGGAGCGAGGTCTAACTCTCGGTGAGAGAAGAATCGGTTGAGGAGGGTGGTGAAAAAACGCTGATGCTCACCATGTGGGACTCGGCCCTCGGATTCGCTCCACAGGAAAAGGGTGAGGCGATTCAGGAGGGGCTCCGGGAGCCGGACAGTGAGAGGAGCGGAGGGAATGACCTTCTTCGGCTGACCCATTTTAGTACTCCAGGTACTTGGTGAGATTCACCGAGGGACGGCTGGGCCGGGGGGATTGTGTGGTGTGCATGGTTTAGGGCCGGTTTGTTACGTTGACATTGATTATTATATGATAATTAACGAAAATGTCAAGTAAGTTTTTTCGCCCTAAAACCCATCTAGCCTCCCCCCTCAGGGTAGTTACTCCTGAGAGGGGAGATGGGCGCCCGTGGGAGGTCGGCACGGACTCGCAGGGAAGTCGCTTGGCGGGCGAGACCTGCTAGAAGGGCCCCTCTTTCCTAGCAGGGGCAGTTTACTACAAGGGAATTACTCCCCGATTTCAGCCAACAGATCGTCCGCGTGGACAGACTCGGACTTGGAGGCCTTCTCCGCCTCCAGACGGGCGATGATAGCGCCAGTCTTGCTCGTGGGAGAGCGGAAGCTGGCGTACAGGGCACGACGGGTAAGGGACGGGTTCTCCGCCAGCTTCGCCTCAAGGAAGTTCTTGACCTCCGCGACGCTTTTGCCAGTTGCCTCACAGATTGCCCTGATGACGATAGAGGCCCCGGAGAAGGAGTCACCTGTCTTCTTTCGGGCACTCCATTCGCCTTTTTCCAGTCGAGAGATGATCTCATCTACTGCGACAACCATATCGTCAACGTCATCAACTCCCGCTGTTTCGTCACCGATCTTTTGCGAAGCGCCGTGCGCAGCGTACTGTGCAAGGGCGTCATGAGGGACGTGGAAGGTTCGAGTTTCTCCATTACGGAAGTCGAAACGAACACTTGCCTTGCCATGATCGAAGAAGGTTTCCTTCAGCATCTGCCGCTTCCCGGCAAATTCGACCTTTCGACCATCCGTCATAGTAACGACAGTGACTTCACGAGCGGGTTTCTTTGACTCAACTTGAACTTCAGACATTTTTTTGCTCCATAGATGGCCAGTCTTTATGTGGGCGCTTAGCCGGAATTCCCATTGTGCGACGCACGATTGAATTATATGCCGGACGGCGGGATAGTCAATGAATTGTTACTCCTCGTTACATATTCTCGTCCTGTTCAGCCCATTGTTTAAGGATTCTGAACTTCGCATACTCAAGGGCACCGATCATCTGAGTGCAGTTAGCATATCCGCTCCAGAGGCTTCGGGTTTCTTTGTCGCCTTCTCCTACGATGACAATCCAGTTGAGTTGCCCATCTTTTACCAGCTTGAGTGCCTCTTCCAGGACTTCTATGGCTGATTGCTGCTGTTGGTCACGACTGGAGGTTATTCTTAGAATCATGTTGTTTTCCTCAGATGCAACTTGAGATAACGGCTTAAGATGAAGTAAGAATAAATCATTTTTGCCGCTCCTTCACACTTACTAGCTTCTCAAGATAATGCAGAGCCTTTTTCAAGTCCTGTAGCTCATCGCCCTTCTTGCCCGCGCGCGATAGATACTTGATCACATTCCCGCGCAGGAAGCCAGCAAATTCATCTTCGCTCATCCATGATTCCATTGCTTTCCAAGGCTGCACGGCCAGGTCTTTGTAATGGTCGCCGCCGATCTGGTAGCTGTCGGCTTCCTTCAAAGCGATATGCTGCGGAGTAAGCGCATCTTTTTCGCTTTTAGCGCCGTAATTCAAGCTGCGAGAAAAGCCTTTCATTTTGTTCTCCTTGGATCAATGCGCGGCACACGGGCGTTCTCAGGCCAGTAGTCTGTCCACTCAATAAAAACGCTCTCGTCTTGGTGAACGGGCGTTCTTGCAGCGCACATTAAAGTGCCATTGCTTACGTTTTTAGAACACGGTTGCCCCCACTGCTGTGTTGATGCGTCAAACCACCTCCAAACAACCTCGCTGCGGGTTGTGCTTGCGTTCCACCAGCCTGTATGTGGCGGAAAACCCTTA